TATGTGCCGTGAGATAAACGGAAGGTCAATTGTAATGGTTGGCGCGCAGCCGAAGAAGGTCGGGGGTTCCAATATAGCCGATTCCGACAATTTGAGGTCTATTCCCTGCGATTTGGTAATGAGGGACGAGCTTGACTTAATGGATCAGAGAATGGTCTATATGTCCAAGCAGAGATTGAAGAGGTCTCGATTCGGCCACGAAGTTAATTACGCATCTCCGACTTATCCTTCATACGGCATTGACTTAAAATATGAAGAGTCCGACCAGAGGAAGTGGCAGATTAAGTGCGGGTCATGTGGTAAGTACACCTGTTTGGGTGATTCTTTCCCGCACAGTATTTTGAAGATTGACGACAGGTGGCGGAGGAGCTGCATTCACTGTTCGTCTGAGATTTTTGTAATTGACGGCGAGTGGATTGCAGACTATCCCGACAGGCGCGAGGCGGGCTTCTGGGTTTCGGGACTCTTGTCACCCTTGGCGGATTTGGACGAATATATGTATCAGTACCACAGGGTCGAGGGTTCTGATATGTCTGAGTTTATGAGGTCGACGTTAGGGATAGCCGTTACCGAGGCCGAGAACCAGCTTGACGACGTTACCGTTCTTTCGAGATGTACGAGCAATGTCAATCAGATGGTCTCTGTGGGAGAGACTGTAATGGGCGTCGACATCAATAAAAAGATTAACGCCGTATTCGGGATTAAGACCTCGAAGGACACTTACGAGATATTGAGGGTTTCGAGGTTTGACAATCTTAATGAGCTTCACGACGCCGCCCTGAAGATGAACGTGCATAGTGCCGTGATAGACTCCGGCCCTCATGACCACGGGGTGAGGGAGTTCCAGAGGACTGAGCCTTACACAATTTGGCTGTGCCAGTATTCCGAGCAGATGCCCGGCAAGCCGTTGTTCAACTCGAAGGAAGGTTTCGTAAAGGTCAACAGGAACGAATGGTGCGACAGGGTACATACTACTTTTACCGAGAACAAGATTAGAATACCGAGGAAATCCCCTGAGATATTGCAGTACGCCAAGGAAATGACGAGTACGGCCAAGACAATGCTGGAGAATCCCGATACGGGGTTGAAGAAACCCAGATGGATAAAGATCGGCTGTGACGATTATTTTCACGCGACTTTGTATTTCTTACTGGCCGCTTACAGGTCTCCGGCGAGGCCGAGGGGAAGTGTAACGGTATCAAGACCGACACACAGTATAAGTAACTGGAGATGATATGCCTAAAGGATATGAGAAAATGAGAGACGCCTTCAAGCGTCAGGGAATGTCTGACAAGGCCGCTAAGGGCAAGGCCGCAAGGATTTGGAACTCCAAACACAAGACCAAAGTAACAAGGAAGAAACATGGCTAAAGGACAGACTAAGAAATCGGGCTATCCCAAACACAAGGGTGGGCGCTCGAAGAACAAGAGCAAGACGAGAAAGGGTACATATTGATTAGATATGTAAAACATCCATACTGGGGAATAACTATATCCGCCGGTTACAGCTGGTTATTTGACCGTTTCTCTGTAATTATAAAAATAGGCAAGAGAAGCATTCAATGGAGAAAAAAATGAAATGTGCAAGCTGCATGGCGAATAACGGGCGGGATAACGCCCCTGATATGGTAGTAAGTGAGACTTCCACCCACATAATCACCAAGTGTCCCAAGTGCGGATTCTGGAAGGGCGTAAAGAAGTCCAATAACAGATTTGACAGTAACAGGAGAAAGTAAATGGAATCTACATTAGCGCCGGCATGTCCGGCATGTGAAAGGCCGATGAACTATCAGGAACATATTAAGAGTTGGAAATGCGATGCCTGCAATCCTTCCGGCCAGAGCGTCCCTGTATGCAAGACGGTCGAATGCAAACGCCCTCTTACGAAACTGGGCGAGCCGTGGAACTGCTGGATATGCCTGCACTGCAACGAGCATCCGGCAAAAGTCAATCAGAGACAGGCTCTCAAGGAAGACAGGAAGAAACGCAGGAACGAGCCGATTGATGTGAAGCCCAACCAGGACGTTGTTTCTAAAATGATAGCGGAGGCCATAGGTGGCTTGAAAGAAAGTATAAGGGAAATAGTTCAGGATGAAATTGCAGTATGGACTATACCTTCAACAAAACCCGCGCAGGAAGACCATTGGGAACCGGAAGAAACCGTAGAGCAAGTCCAGAATAGGGTGCAGGAAAACCTGAAGGCTCAGGAAGAAGCCAAGCCGGAAACATGGCTGCAGAAGGCCAAAAGGCTCGGAGTTCAGACACATCATCCCGACGGCGGCGGTATGAGAAAGAAAGTCGCGATCCTGGCCGATATAGAAGCTGTGGAGCAGAAAGCGAATGAAACCGTATCGGAAGAATTACGCACCGAAGAGCAGGGCTGAGGTGGCCGGAGCAAACGACCACTTATGGATACCGGAAATGCAGATTTGGCCTTCAGACAAAAAGAAGTTCGATGAGAACTGGGACAGAATATTCGGAGAAAGAAAAAAACTGAATATTTGGCAAAGAGATGAGAGCGGAAATCTCATCGATGATTAACGTCTGTATTTAGCGGTTAGGCCGTGCAGACAATTAGAAAGGTGGCAGTAAAATGGCTACATACGCAAGTAAATTAAGGCCGTCAGGCGTTGACGGCTATACAGCAAGAATTAACCCTTCAGGACAGATTCAATTGAACAGCCAGATGATGGAACCGTTCAGTGCGGGTACTAAAGGCGGTGCACCATCGGTATTCTACGTTGACGGTAACGTTGTTTCATCCGGTAACGGTCTGGGTTGGCTGAGCGCTTTTAAGACCCTCGCAGAAGGACTCGCCGCCGCACAGGCTTATGAAAGCACATCAGGAAACCGTGCGTGGGCGCACAGGGCGACGGTTTACGCCTGTGGTGATTCACTGACAGAGGATATCGTTCTTGCCGCAGAGAAGACCGATGTAATCGGTGTCGGTTCGGCGAATAGTCACGACATGGTGGAAATTATCGGCAATCACGTTCCGGCTACGAATAACACTTACGGTATGAGATGGTTCCACTGTCATTTTGCTGAAGCTGACGCCGGTGCAATGTGGACTCTTCAGGCACAGGAAACGGGATGGAAGTTCATAGACTGTACGTTCAGTGTTCGAGGTGCTGCGGCGACTCACGGTATCTTAGCTACGGCAGTCGGCTACAATATGGAAGTAAGAAACTGTTTCTTCGACGGTTTCCCAAGTGGGTTTACTACCGGCGCTATTGTTCTCGGTGCCGGTGCTATAGACAGGTTCATAATCAGGGACAATATTATTCTGGCGAGTATAGGCGTGGTTGTAAACGCCTCTATTACGAACACCGCTGGTCTGGTAGTTATCGACAACAACACTATCGTTGCAACTACTCTTTGTGTTGATGACAATTCAGACAAGGCAATTGTGACGAACAATACGATGGTGAGTTCAGCCACAGTTGGTGCAGGCATGTATGACCTAAACCTCGCCAAAGCCGCTAATAACGTAGCAACCGGAAGTGATGATACACATAGTGTACCGAGTATTGCGGATTAAGGCGGTGAATTATGTCTTACAGTTTACCTTATGGCAGAGTTCTTATCGAGCTTGACGCCGGTGAAACCGACAGGGGTACTATAGTTGACAGTAATTGCGCCGGAAATAGATTGCTGTCTTATCCGTGGACATACGACGGCGATGGAGTTCCGACTCCGCCTGACCCGCCGGAGCATACTCACATTGTATTCTGTGAAGCTATGTCGGTATCTCAGAATATCGGCGGAGTTCCTCATGCGGCGTGTCCGCTGGGCGCAATAGTGGGGTTCTTAGACTGATGAGTACAGATTTCATAGACGCAAATGACCTTGACAGACTGGAGCGGGAGCGCACTCTCACTAAGAATGCGCCCCGCGTCCTTCCTGAAGGCGGCGGTACTGACGTGGAACCGGACGAACAGCCTGAATTTATGAATATGACCGTAGGCGACCTTCTCATTGAATCGCTGATGAACGAACTTGAAAGGAGACTTGGATGAGTAGTGTTTTCCATAGTCCTAAAACTCCGAAGATACCTCCGATGACTCCTGAGCCGGAACCAATTACTACAGTAACAGAAGAAGGTGAGCAGGCCAGAAGGCGCGAGCGTAAAAGGCTTCTTTCAAGGGGCGGAAGGCAATCTACGATATTAAGCGGTATTCAATCGGCGCTCAAGAAAAGATTAGGTGAATAATGACTGAAGTTGACAGAATACTCGAAAGATATTCCGAGGCCAGGACCAGAAAATCCGCCACCGACCAGGACAGGTATGAGGCCGGTAAGTTCGTATGGCCTGCGGCGCAAGACCAGATTAGAAACGCCCAGAGCAATGATGTCTTTCCGCATACTGTAGAGAAATACGATGACACTGCCGTAAGAGCTTCTTACAGAATGACTTCCGGCATATTCACTTATTTGATGCCCGCGGGAACTCACTGGCACGGATTCAAGGCACAGGACTACAATCTGAATCAGCAGCCTGAATATCAGGAGTGGATGTCGATAGCGGCCAATCAGACTCACGACGAGCTTTTGAGAAGTAATTTCCAGAGAGAAATGTTCCTGATGATACGGTCGATGATAGTCTTCGGGACGGGCGTTATTTCGGTGGAATTGATAGATAATAATATTGTCTTCAAGACCCATCATATCGGGACGATGTTCTTTGACGAAAACAGTAAGGGAAGGATAGATACTGTTTACCGTCAGATGTTCTATACCGTAAGACAGGCCGCTCAGGAGTTCGGCGAGGAAAATCTCAGTAAGTCAGTGAAGAAACTATACGACAAGAAGAAGTTTAACGAGAAACACGAATATATCCATTACTGC